TTTCACACGCTAAGAACTTCCGCAAAGACTTGTACCCTGACTACAAGGGGAACAGAACCACACGCAAGCCTATGGGCTTCAAATCTATACGTGAGCGTGTGATCTTTGAGAATTGTGAAAAGGTTGTCATCTATCCAAAATTAGAAGCTGACGACGTACTCGGTATCTTAGCTACGAGTGATCCAGACTATGTTATCTGGTCAATCGATAAAGACCTCAAGCAGATACCCGGTAAGCACCTCACTGAAGAGGGTGTAAGCACGGTGTCTCAAGAAGAGGCTGATGCTTTCTTCTACAAACAAATCCTCACAGGCGATACGACCGACAACTACAAAGGCTGTCCCGGTATTGGGCCAGTCAAAGCTGACGGTATCATCAAGCTAGCTTTAGGTTCTGGCATGGAATGGTCATTCGTTCTAGCAGCCTACAAGAAAGCTGGATTAACAGATGAAGAAGCACTTGTTCAAGCAAGGCTAGCTCGCATCCTAAGATCAACTGACTGGGATGCTAAAACACAAAAGGTAATACTTTGGGAACCTACTACTGCGTAAAGGAAGCTGGTCAGTGCAGAGGGCAGTGTGACATCTGCCCACAGCCCCAACAGATGAGTTTTGACTTCATGGAAACTGACGAAATCTCACACCCCGCTCACTACACTATAGGAAAGATCGAGGTCTATGACTTCATCACAGCATGGGAGCTAGGGTTCGCTGAGGGTAACGTGATCAAGTATGTCACTCGATCTCCCTACAAAGGATCGGCTCTTAAAGACCTAAAGAAGGCTCGCTGGTACTTGGACCAATTGATCAAGGAGCAAGAAGATGAACAGCTTTGATGAATACCAGAACAGATGCTCACTAACAGCAATCTATTCTGAGGATCACGCCATCATCTATCCAGCACTCGGCTTGGCAAGTGAAGCAGGGGAAGTTGCTGGTAAAGTAAAAAAGTATCTGCGTGATGGCACCTCGTTCTTTCAACTGAGAGATGACGTAACCGCTGAACTTGGTGATGTGCTTTGGTACATCTCTGCTCTTGCCTATGACCTCGATATTGATCTGTCAGAAATCGCTAATCAGAACCTAATAAAGCTTGAAGACCGTATGATGCGAAACAAGCTGTCCGGTTCAGGCGACGAACGCTAACCCACCATAACCAAGAGGTCGCATGGTATCCGCACGCGCTAACATCATTACACGACGCACCTACAACCGCCCTCTCAACGATGAAGGAACCAAGTTCGAAACGTGGGAACAAACCGTTGACCGAGTGATTGAACACCAGCGTTGGCTGTGGGAAAGGGCGCAACAGATTCCGATATCTAATGCCCAAGCTTCCGAGATTTACGACCTCCGTGAGCTAATGTTACAGCGAAAAGTCACCACATCTGGCCGCACCTTGTGGCTAGGTGGTACTGAGGTTGCCAAGCGACGTGAAGCCTCCCAGTTCAACTGTAGCTTTGGACGTGTTGAAACTGTCCACGATGTAGTTGATGCGTTCTGGCTCCTCTTGCAGGGATGTGGCGTAGGATTTGAACCAATCACTGGAAACCTTAACGGATTTACCCAGCCTGTTAACATCGAGGTGATCCGGTCAACCCGCCCTAACAAGGGGCGAGAAGGCAACACCGAGTGGTTCATCAACAAGGCTGACGGAACAACCGTGTGGCAGCTACAGGTAGGTGACAGTGCGGAAGCGTGGGCTAAGAGTGTAGGCAAACTCGTAGCTATGAAGTCTCCAGTGGACAAGATCATCCTAGACTTCTCAGAAATACGTCCAGCGGGTGAGCGCCTGAAGGGCTATGGCTGGATTAGCTCTGGCGATGAAACCATCTCCAAAGCTTTTGTAGGCATCGCTGAACTCCTCAACAAACGGGCTGGTAAGCTTCTCAGCCGCATTGACATCCTAGACCTAGTTAACTGGCTGGGAACCACTCTTAGCAGCCGTAGGGCCGCTGAGATCGCCCTTGTGCCAGCCCTCGATCCAGAGGCCCACGACTTCGCTATGGCAAAGAAGGAGTTCTGGGTAAACAATCCACAGCGAGGACAGTCCAACAACTCCCTCCTGTTCTGGCAGAAGCCTTCAAGGTTTGAACTGGCTGGCATCTTCCAGATGATGATGGATGCTGGTGGGTCTGAACCGGGGTTCATCAATGGCGAGGCTGCTAGGAAGCGAGCGCCTTGGTTCAAGGGTGTAAACCCCTGCGCTGAGATCATGCTAGGTAACAAGTCTTTCTGTAACCTAGTCGAGATCGATGTCGCCAAGTTCAACGGTGACTTCGATGGACTAATCAATGCTACATATATTGTTGCAAGGGCTAACTACAGGCAAACCTGTGTAGACCTGGATGACGGTATCTTGCAGCGAGGTTGGCACGAGTTAAACCAGTATCTACGCCTGTGTGGCGTGGGTCTAACAGGCATATGCTCTGCTAATCTAAACGCCTACGATCTACAAGACCTACGTCACGCTGCACAAAGTGGTGCAAATGACATGGCGAATGAGCTTGGTCTACCACACGCAAAAGCAGTAACCACAGTTAAACCCTCTGGTACTCTGTCTAAGATCATGGATACGACTGAAGGTGTTCATAAGCCGCTTGGCAAATACATCTTCAACAATGTGAATTTCTCTATCCACGATCCTATCGTTGAGAAATGTCGAAACTCTGGCTACAAAGTTGTACTAAACCCTCTAGATAACACCTCTGCCCTAATCACGTTTCCGGTGTCATATGACACTGTAGAGTTCATCAAAATGAACTTGAAGCGTGATGGCAAAGATGTTGAGGTTGAAGTGAACCTTGAGTCTGCTGTTGACCAGTTAGATCGATACAAGCTCCTAATGGATAATTATGTAGATCATAACTGCTCAGTGACAATCTCGTATGACCCAAGCGAAGTTCCTACGATCATCAACTGGCTCTTAGTAAACTGGGATAGTTACGTTGGTGTAAGCTTTATCTACCGTAATGACCCTACGAAGACCGCTGCTGACCTTGGTTATCTCTATCTTCCACAGGAGGTTGTCACAAAAAATGACTACGATGCTTATGTCTCCACACTATCCCCTGTCGATCTCGACGGTACAGAGAGCTTTGATGAACTGACTGATGCTGACTGCGCTACAGGCGCTTGTCCAATAAGGTAATATCTTGGAAGATAAAACTCCTTATATTGAGAAGGGGCTGCTGGAATATCTCCAGCGGCTCTTTCCCGATATCTCCCCCGAACCCTCTCAATCTGACAGGGACATTTGGATTGCCCGTGGTGCAGTTGGTGTCGTTAGACATCTGAGCCTGCTCTACGAAGATCAACAGAATAAATAGGATATTTCAACATGTGTTTTGGCGGTGCAAAAGCTCCCCCACCTCCCCCTACGCCGCCGCCTCCTCCTCCTGTATTGGATCAGGAAGCACCAGACACGTCTGCTCCTAAGCAAGCAGATATGATGGAGAGGCGTGCAGGAGGCACCAAGCGATACCGCACAAGCGGGCTTGGAATCGACTCATCCCCCGGCTCTACCGCTTCAGGCGGTCTAAGTATCACTTAAGGACAAACGATGAACGAGGCAATGACGTGTCAATCACGTTATGAAAGCCTTGCGACCGACCGTACTACCTTCTTGGATCGTGCTAGGCGTTGTGCTGAACTCACCATCCCTACACTTGTCCCGCCTTCTGGGCATAGCAAGTCCACCGTGTACTACACACCTTGGCAAGGTATCGGCGCAAGAGGTGTTAACAACCTAGCATCAAAACTGCTACTCTCACTCCTCCCTCCAAACTCTCCATTCTTCCGTCTCGTTGTGGATGACTTCACACTTGATCAAATGGCAGGACGACCTGGAGCTAAGGCAAAGGTAGATGAGGGACTGAACAAGATTGAACGAAGTGTACAAGCCGAAATTGAAGGCTCCAACATTCGCCCTTCTGTATTTCAGTCTCTGAAGCAACTGATCGTCTCTGGTAACGTCCTAATGTACCTCCCCAAAGAGGGTGGGGTGCGGGTCTATCGCCTCGACACTTATGTGGTCAAGCGTGATCCAGCTGGTAATGTCCTTGATATTATCGCCAAGGACGAAGTTAGCCCAATGGCGCTGACTGAAGAAGAGCGTTCTATGCTTGATGATACAAGCAATGAAGATGATTACACCACAGAAAAGACCGTCAAGGTCTATACCCGTCTCTGCCGACACGAAGGCAAATGGCGTCTCTATCAGGAGATCAACGGGAAGGTAGTCCCCGGCTCTGAGGGACAATGGCCCATCGACAAGTCCCCTATGCTAGCCCTCCGTTGGACGGCTATTGACGGAGAGGACTATGGCCGTGGCTACATCGAGGAATACCTTGGTGATCTGATCTCCCTAGAGGGTCTATCAAAAGCAATTGTAGAAGCGTCAGCTGCCGCTGCAAAGGTAGTCTTCCTTCTCAACCCCAATGGCGTCACCCGTATGCGGGATGTGTCTAAGGCTGAGTCTGGAGACTTCGTTGTAGGTAAGAAGGATGACGTTACAACCATCCAGACAGACAAGCAGTCTGACATGCGGATTGCGTATGAAGCTGCTAAGACGATTACTGATCGCCTATCTATGGCGTTTCTGATGAACTCCTCAGTTCAACGTCAAGCAGAGCGCGTTACAGCTGAAGAAATCCGCTTTATGGCGAATGACTTGGAAGCTGCGCTCGGTGGCGTCTACTCAATCCTCTCTCAGGAATTTCAGCTACCTCTAGTCAACCGTCTCATGGACCGTATGACCAAGCAGAAGAAGCTCCCAGCCCTCCCTAAAGGGGTTGTACAGCCTGCTATCGTCACAGGTTTAGAGGCTCTTGGACGAGGACACGATCTCAACAAGTATTCTGCTTTACTAAGCGCCCTTCAACCGCTCGGTCCAGAGGTTATCATGAAGTACATGAACCCCGGAGACTACATCAGCCGCATTGCAACCTCTCTTGGCATCGACGCTAAGGGCTTGGTCAAGACTGATGAAGAGATGGTTGCGGAGGCTCAACAGGCTCAACAAGCTCAACAGATGCAGATGATGTCAGACATGGCAGGCAAGGCTATTCCCGGTGCTGTTAAAGGCATTGCAGACCAAGCTAATGCCCCGTCACAAGTACCTCCTGCACAATAAGGTAATTATTTAATTGGGTGATAACATTTCGGTATCGTTAGATGCCTCTAAGGACGTTCAGCAGCCTTCTCTTGAAGATGAAGCTGCTAAATATGAAGACCCTCAAACTGATGAGGGTAGTGACGAAGAGCGCCCAGAATGGCTCCCTGAAAAGTTCAAGAGTGCGGCAGATATGGCGAAAGCCTATGCTGAACTTGAGAAGAAGATGTCCTCCAAGAGGACGCTTGAAGTACCTGAAGCTACAAATGATAAAGACGGTTCAGACGAAGTAGAGAAGGTGGAAGAGCCTACCACTGACGAGGCTGCTGTTAAGGCGGTCGAAGATGCAGGCTTAAACCTCTCCCAGCTTTCTCAGAAGTTCTGGGATACCGGCTCTATTGACGAGGCTGATTATGAAGCCTTCGATAAGAAGGGTATCCCCAAGACCCTAGTTGATGAATACATTGATCTTAAGACGCAGCAGTTTGAAAGCAGCGTCGTATCCGCAGTTGGTGGTAAAGATCAGTATGTCGAAATGATTGGCTGGGCAGCTGACAATCTCAAACAGAACGAAATTGATACGTTCAACCGTGCAGTGAACTCTGGCGACCTAAACATGGCTAACATGGCTACTAAGGGTCTACAGGCTCGCTACAAGGCAGACGCAGGATTTGAGCCTATTCGCTCTGTCAAGGGTGAGAACGTCAACGCTGAAGCCCAAACATACCGCTCTCTCGCAGAGCTTCAGAAAGACATGTCTGACCCTCGTTACCAGAAAGACCCTGCATTCCGTAAGGATGTGGAGCGCAAGCTGGAACGCTCAGACATCATATGAATAACACCCGCCTTTAAAGGGGACAGTTGACTGCTATTAGCAGATCGGCGGGCCTTTTGGATTAACTACATGGCTCGTGATTACAACAAAGAATACAAAGCATCACGGACGCCTGAACGACGCCAAGACAACATAATGAGACAGCGCGCTCGGCGTTTGATGATTAAGGAGCATGGGGCTTCTGCGTTAAAGGGTAAAGAAGTCGATCATAAGAATATGAACGCATCTGATAACCGTCGCACTAATCTCCAAATCCTTTCCAAGGCTGCTAACAGGCGTAAACAACCTAAGCGGTCTTAAGTAAACATAATGACAAGTACTAACCTTCCGGCCCAACGATAGTCTTTGAGGAGATCACAATAGGATAACCGAATAGGTGGGACGAGTTCATTTCAACTCATTTTCAATCCCCCAATATATTTCTCGGAAGGAAATAATTCTATGGCTAATTCAACTCCCTCACGTTATGGCGCTATTAAAGGCGGCTCTGACAAGCGTGAACTATTCCTAAAGGTAGTAAGTGGTGAAGTTCTCACTACTTTCGCTAACAAGACTGTTATGACCGATAAAACCCGTGTTCGTAACATCTCTTCTGGCAAGTCTGCCTCTTTCCCAGCAATCGGTACGACCGTTGCGGAGTATCACACTCCCGGTACTGAAATCCTCGGCAATGCTATTCAGTCGGATGAGAAGATCATCACCATTGATGACAAGCTCATCTCTCATGCGTCGATCTCTGACGTTGATGAGGCAATGTCGCACTTCGAAGTTCGCTCTGAGTACAGCCGTCAAATCGGTGAAGCTCTTGCACAGACCCACGACCGTAACCTGTTCTCGCTGGCTATTAAGGCTGCGCGTGACACGGGTTCTGGTGGTATCGGTGTTGGCGCTGTCGGTCAGGCAAACGCTTCTTCTGCCACGCTGGGCGCTACGCCTACCGTTGCTGAAACGATCACTGCCATCTATGCAGCTGCTCAGAAGTTCGATGAAACCAACATCCCCGACTCGGAGCGTTATGTCTTCGTGTCGCCGTCTGTCTATTGGTCAATCGTTACGAACGACAAAATCCTCAATCAGGACTTTGGTGGCTCGAACGGTGTCTATTCGGACGGCACTGTCATCAACGTCGCTGGCATGAAGATCATCAAGACGAACAATCTTGCTGTGAACCATGTCACTACCACTGTTGACTATGGAACCAAGTATCAGGTGGACGCCACCAAGACCTTGGCTCTCATCCTGCATCCGCAGGCTCTTGGTACTGTCAAGTTGATGGACCTTGCCTCTGAGATGGAATGGGACGTGCGTCGTCAGACGTGGCTCATGCTTTCGAAGATGCTCGTTGGTCATGGCGTTCTGCGCCCTGAGTGCATCTACGAGATCAAGAAGGCCTAGTAGTTACACTAGTGGAGGGGGAGGAGAAATTCTCTCCCTTCTTTTCAATTTCATTTGGAGACCCATGATGGCTTATTTCAACACGCCAATGACCAAACTGGATGCCGTGAACATTTGCTTGTCGTCGATGGGCGAACCGATGATTAACGCTCTAGACGGTTCCTCTGTCGATGCACAGATGGCTTCTGACCTTATTGATGAGACCTCTCGTACCGTGCAAGCAGAAGGCTGGCATTGGAACAGGGAGAGGCATCTCCTTATCCCAGATACGCTTAACCAGATTAAACTCCCGGCTAACACAGCCCGTGTTGATACGGTTGAGGATAGTCGCACTACAGATGTTATTCAGCGTGGTGGAAAGCTTTTCAACCGCTATGAGAACACACACACATTTACTGACCCAATTCGTTTAGAAATCTACGTCATCCTGCCATTTGAGGACATGCCTCTGGCTGCGAAGAACTATGTGACGTACAAATCCGCACGCCTATTTCAACAGCGCGTCCTCGGATCAGAAACCCTATCTAAGTTTAATCAGAATGATGAGCAGAGAGCTTGGTTGACCCTTCTCCAAGAGGAGGCTGACGTGGCTGACTATAACATGCTCGACGATTCTTGGCAGACTGCATCAATCCTAAACAGACACCACTTCTCAAGAGGGGGTTATTAATGGCGCTAGTTTCTAGCTCAATCCCCAATCTTGTTGGAGGGGTATCTCAGCAGCCTCCTGCACTTCGAGTAGCTACATCAGGAGAGCGTGTTGAGAATGCTTGGTCCTCTGTTGTATCTGGTCTTCAAAAGAGACCTCCTACTGAACACATAGCGAAGGTGGGTCTAGCCATTACAAATGGAGTAGCGGGTTATCTCATTGAGAGAAGCTCCACGTATCGGTACATGGCCCTGATCACTAATGGTGATCTTAAGGTGCTGAACCTGAACGATGGGACATTTCAAACAGTAACCTTTCCAGCGGGCAAGGCCTATCTAACGTCAACCACTCCAGTAGACTCATTCAGGTTTGTTACCTTTGGTGACTTTACCTTTATAGCGAATAGAAAAATTACTGTTGCTAAGGCGAGTATTGCTGAATCTTCTGGAACGCCTCTCAGGCTTTCCCCCTTAACTAGGGGAACTATATATGTAGCCTTATCGGCAGCTAACTCATACTACACGATCTATATCAACAACGTATTAAAAGCTGAGTACCTGTCTCCAAAAGGCGTAGATGCTGCGTCCTCTGTACCAGACACTGGGTTTATAGCTGACAAACTACGAGTTGCACTTGAAGCCAGCGGTTACACTGTCACTAAGAGAGGTTCTACTTTAACAATATCGAACCTTGTAAGTACCGATAAAATAACAGTTCAGGCTGGCTCTGGTGACAGATCACTTAAAGCATTTAAGGACTCGGTTCAGTCGTTCTCTGATCTTCCACCACAGGCTCCTGAAGGTCTTATTGTAAGAGTTAAAGGTGATGTTGAGGAAGCTGGAGATGACTACTACGTTGTCTTCAGGGGTGGTGTATGGGAGGAAACTCTTGGCTACTCCAGTGGTGAGGGCGTCGTTGCTACATCAATGCCCCATGTTCTCGTAAGAGAGAGTGATGGAACGTGGTCCTTCGCTCCTCATGTTTGGGAAGGGCGTTCTGCTGGAGATGAAGAGAGCAACAAGTCTCCTTCTTTTGTTGGAGCTACAATCAACGACATCTTTGTCTACACTAACCGTCTTGGCTTCTTGGCTGACGAGAATGTCATCCTTTCAGAGTCAGATGCTTTTGAGAACTTCTATAGAACCACAACTACCCAAGCTCTAGATAGTGACAGGATTGATATTGCAGTCCTACACAACAATGTTGACATCCTTCAACACGCTATTGCCTACAACCGTGACCTGTTGCTCATGTCAAACACTAACCAGTTTAGATTGAGCTATCAGAACTTCTTATCGGCTAAGAACACTCAGATCAGGTATACAACCTCCTTTAACGTGTCCTCACGCATTCGACCAATCAATATGGGTAACTCGCTTTACTTCATTGATGATCGAGCAGACTATAGCTTCTGTAAGGTTCTTGAGTACTACCCAAAAGAGAATGTGGTAGCAGATGATGCTGATGAAGTTTCAGCATCTGTTCCAGAATACATCCCCAGCGATATTACCTTTATGGCTGGATCAAACAGGGCTGACGCTGTGCTGCTATCCAGTAACAGCGATCCAGCTTCTCTGTATTTCTATAAATTCTTCTGGTCTGGTGATCGTAAGGTCCAAACCGCATGGAGTAAGTGGACCTTCAACGACTGTGTGAAGATACACTGGGGAACCTTCTCTGGAACGTATATGTATATCTTGATACAGAGAGCGGAAGGTTTGTGCCTAGAGAGTATTAAGTTTGATGAGGACGTGTTTGACACCCCTACAAACTACTCAATCCTGTTAGATCGTCGTACTAAAGCAGTGACGATGACCTATAACGCTACGAGTGATAGGACGTTCATCAATCTTCCGTGGTCTACGACGCATCCTCATGTTGAAATTGTTTCAACTGGTCAGGGAGTGAATGGTTATAGACACCCTACAACCAAAGTTTCAGACACTCAGGTTTCAGTGTCTGGAAACATAACCACACACACAGTGACTGCGGGACTTCCATACACACTCCTATATGAGTTCTCGACGCTGTTTCCTCGGCAGGCAAAGGGTCAAGGAGAGGTTGTGATATTAGATGCTAGACTACAGGTTAGATATCTGTCTGTTGAGTATCACGACACAGCTTTCTTTAAGGCCACATTGACACTTCCCGGTCGGTCTTCGTTTGTCTCAACCTTCAGTGGAAAGACTGTAGGAAGTCTTAACAGCACCCTCGGTACTCAATCGTTTGCATCTGGTGTCTTTAGGATTCCAGTGATGAGTAGGAACACAGACGTTAATCTCACTATCTCAAACGATACCCCATATCCATCAGCCTTTGGTGCTGCTGAGTGGCAAGGTGAGCTTACCCTTAGATCAAGGAAGCGAATGTGAGTTTAGAGCTTTATGTAACTCCTGCAAATGAGGTTGACGTAAGGTTTGTAGCTAACAATATGAGACAAGAAGATATTGAGGAGGCGGGGGCTTTAGGGCTTCTGCCCCTCGACGCTCTCCTATTGAGCTACTACCACGCTAAAGTGTCCTATACTCTACGTGAGCCTGATGGAACTCCGTGTGCCATCTTAGGGGCTTCTCCAAGCCAACACGGTCCTAAATGGGGAGCGGTTTGGTTACTAGGTACTAAAGGGATGTCAAAGCATCCTAAGACAGTTATCAAGAACTCTAAACAGGCATTAGACCTCCTGTTTGAACAGAGCGGCTACGAGGTCTTATACAATTACACCTACGCTGAGAACAGGCTGCATCACAGCTGGCTTAGATGGTTAGGTTTTCATTTCTTGAGGGAGGTAAACCTTCCTCCATTCAATAAAGAATTTATCGAATTTGTTAAGTTAAGGAACTAACATACATGTGTATTGATCCAGTTTCTCTTGCTGCCATAGGGACAGCCGTTGGCACTGCCGCATCGTCTGCCACTGCCGCAGTCGGGGGTGCTGGCGCTCTCTCTACTGCTCTCTCAATTGGTAGCACTGTTGCAGGCTTTATAGGCCAACAGCAGGCTGCTGACTCCGCTAACACCGCTGCCCTTGCTAACGCACAATCTGCTAGCATGGCTGCACAACGTAAATACGAGGATGAACAGAGAAAGTTCATCTATGACTCAAGAGGTCTTCAACAGCAGGGCTATGACGCCACGATGGCGGGAAGGTCTGCTGTAGCTACTGGTACTGCCTCTACAGGCTCTTCAGGTATACAGGTTGGCTCTGTGTCTATTGCTAGCCTTTTGGCTGCACAACGTCAGCTGACTGCTGAGAACCTATCACGAGTTAATTTCAAACAAGATGATCTATTCCAGTCTTTCGACTCAAGGGTTGAGTCAATCGAGGCTGAAGCAGCGGGGAGGATTGCTTCCCGTCCTATGAGTTCTGGTCCTAGTGCGTTGGCGTTGGGACTTAACATTGCAACTGATGGTGTCAAGTATGGCACTAAACAGGGATGGTTTGATCCTCGCCCTGTTTCCTAATCCTAACAATACTTGAGGGTATTACATTATGGCTATTCAATTCCCCGATCAGGGTTCTATTGATCTCGGTAGGTCTAGAATCACTTCTACCGAAACTTATGTTCCAGTCGCTGCTTCTAAAGATGACGGTGGTTTTACGGAACTTGCTAAGGCTCTCGGTAAAATGGGAGTTGGGTTTGATGCTGTCGAAGATGACCAGATCAAGAAGCAAGGTGAGCAATCCGCTGCTTGGAATGCTAAGATCATGTCTACCTTTGGTGATCAGGCTACAGATGATGATATCAACAACACGCTGTCACCCCTTCATCCCAAGGTTAGAGCGCGTGTCTCACAGGACTATGGCGCCTCTGTAGGCCGCTTGGATGCTCAGAAGGCTCTTGAGGGGGCTAACAGGGACGTATCCCTTGATGTCAATGATGACCAAGCCTTCTACAAGAAGCTTATGGGAGATGCTCTTGTTAGCTCTGGTAGGGTTGGTAACTCATTCTATCAGAACGGGTATATGCAGGAGTACAAGAGGCTCATTGAAGCCCGTGGTTCTGCTGACTCTAACAATAGAATTGAGAAGACTAGAGCAATCCAGAGAGATGCTATTGGGTCTAGAACAGATGGTGCTGCTGAAGATATCTGGACAGGGCGTGCGCCTAACACTCGTGACGATGGCTCTCCCGATCCTGTTGCTGATGTTGTTAACTCGGCTGGAGCTAACCGTGTAGCCGCTCTTCCTGAAGCTGATCGTAGAGACCCTGTAAAGGTTGCTAACACGATGATGGGGCTTCATGAGAATGCTGACAGGGCTACCATCGCAGCGTTCATTAAAAAGTCCACTGGTCGAAGTGTTAACCCTGCTGTAACGCCTTGGTGTGCAGCTTTCGTAGATGCTGTCCTACAATCCACTGGTAACGGTGGAATGAATAGCAACTGGGCTAGAGACTTCCTCAAGTATGGTACTGCTACGACTGAGCCAACCAAAGGTGACATCGTCGTTTTCAAGCGAGGTGACGGAGGTCACGTTGGTTTCTACATGGGTAAGGACGAAGATGGTAACATAAAAGTTCTTGGTGGAAACCAGTCTAACTCGGTAAGCGTTGCTTCTTACAAGTCTTCTGATCTTCTTGGTTATCGTAAGCCGGGGGACGCTGGTAAGATTGCTGCCCAGTATTCTGAGCGTGAGGGCGATCCGCAAGCCCTTGTTCAGGTAGCTTCTAACAGTAATGTTGCATCAGATGCTCCTACCGTTGGTGTAGGAACAGGAACGCCACCACCTAAAGAACCAGATGCTGTAGTACTCGATCCAAAGGTTCTCTCACTCCGTCGTCACTTCTTTGGCATTGATACAGAGTACCAGCGTTCAGGTACGATTAAACGTGATGAGATTAGAGACACTGCTGCTGCGTCATACTTGAGAATGGCTGAGAAGTTTCTTGACCCTTCTATTCTTCAAGCCATGCCAGACAAGTTGATGACTCAACAGTTGCGATCTAAATTCCAACAGATGGAAGAAGCCATCGCTTCTCGTAAGGTAACTAAATACAATCAAGATCGAAAGATGAAGTCTGACAAAGAGGCTGACGATCTTGAGAACTTCCAGAAGGATGCAACCACACGCTTTGCAGAAGGTAAGCCTATCGATCCCCTTAAGGACGCTAGGATGCCTGATGGTCGTATTGATCCTGTTCGCAAGACATACCTAGAGAACCTTCAGAACAGTTCTTCTATCCCTAACTTCGACAGTAGCGTCAATGCAGCTAACCTTGAAGACCGTCTTGAGGATGCTTATGCAACCCCTGATGGGTTCAAGAAGTTCTTTGGAGACGATCCTGTCCTCGGCGGTATCGTTGCAGAAGGTAGAACACCTAACTCAAGAGAGATACGTGCAGCTATTAGGGCGCGTACTGACATCCGTCCACAAGACGGTATCAAGATCGTTGAGAAGCTTGAGAAGATTGCTCAAGGCGCTTCCCTCATGCAAGACCCCTACATCGATAAGGCATACAAAGAGAGCGTTGGCCTTACTGTGGACAGCACTCTTAAAACCGATGTTTTTCAGAAGTTGTATGGTCTTAAATATCCTACCCTAGCGGCAGATACTCAACGTGTTTTCAAAGAGGAAATCCGTAGAGGCATCACAGCAGCTAGGGCTACTGGTAACGGTAAGCCAGAAGGTCAGGCTCTTGTAGACCTGATTGAACGTGCTGAGAAGAAGGCTGAGAGCCATTTCACAAGTTCGTTGGAGCGTATTAAGAATAGTGAGCCTATCGTTAGACCGGGTCAAGAACAGGCTCCTCCTGCTCCTAACCAGCCACCGGCACCTACCGGACCTACACCTGTTGGTCCAGAAGGGTCAACATTCGTTAGGAGCTTTGAGCGTAATGGTGTTCCTATTGATGTGTTCACTGGTGCAGACGGGACTGAGATCATTAGACGACGTGATGAGGCTCCTAAAGCCCCAGTACCTCCGAAGGCGACCTACAAGACACCTGAAACAAGCGATGCTCCCCCAATACCAGTTATGGAAGCGTTGAAGGCTCTCTTGCCTCAGAGGCCTGAAGCCCAGCCTGCAAGCCCACTCCAGCTGACTAGTCAGATCAAGTTCCTTAAGGACCAATTGAATAACCCAGCGAAAGGTTCTTCACGTCCTCTTGGACCTACTGGTGCTGCCAGTGATAGGACGGCTATTCAAGATCAAATTGATTTATTGCAACAGCAGCTGGATACACTCGTTAAGCCAAAGAACTAATCTTTATATTGGCTATGGAAAGCCCATTTTGAAAAACAAAGAGAGAATATATGGCAATCTTTAAGATGGATGGGAAGACCTACGATTTTCCAGATGATTGGACTGATAAAGACTTCAACGATTACATTTCGTCTAAAGGTTCCTCTGGTCAGTCTACCGTCCAAGGAACCTCTTCCCCTACCTACGCAGAACGTCCCAAAGGGGTCAAAGTAGACCCAGACACTCTGCAATACGACAAGGATTGGACCACAGCGTCCAGAACCTTGTTTGAGAAGACTCAAGGAAAGGCTTTTCAAGGTTCACAGAAAGACCTTGCTGAGTGGGGCTTGGACCAGATGGGATGGTTCAACTACAACCTCCCATCGATGGCCCTAGATGCTAACCGTCTCCGTAATGCCGGTAAGGCAGAGAAGGATTCATTCCTTCACCTCATGGATACCTACGACCAGCTTGAGATGTCTTGGGGAGGGTTTGGACGCTTCATTAAAGGTGCAGCGGCAGACCCTACCAACTACTTTGGTCTAGCCACGTTTGGTCTTGGTGCAGCCGCTGCTCAAGGTACTAAGATAGCTTCTAAGGAGGGTGTAAAAGCCCTTCTCAGAACTGCTACAGTAGCTGGCATCGAAGGCGGTCTCTTCATGGGCGCTGACAACGCTATTCGTCAGTCTGTGGAGATATCTGGAGGGCGTAAGGACTCGGTTAACCTCGGTGAGGTTGCTACCTCTGCTGCCATTGGCGTAGGGGCTGGAGCTATCCTCGGCGGGGGCTTTGAAGCTGGTAGGATGGCCCTTAAGGGAGGTCTACCGGCTAATGGTGTTGATGGAGCCATTGTAAAGGCTGCTGACGACCCGCTAGCGACTGGGGCTACCAAGGTAGCTGACGATGTTAATGGGCCTGTAGTTGACGCTAATAGTGTCACGAATAGTGTCACGAATAATGTCGCTAATACTCCTAGCGTCGTTGCCAGGGGTATGGATGAGGCTGTTAGCGGTCTTCCTCCTATCACTGTCCAAGATGTCATAGCCGCTGTTAAAAGCGTTGCTCCTGACTTTGTAGACGGTGTCCAGCGTACCCTCACACGGGAGGAGGTCTCCACTGCTGCCAGACAGGCCAGTGACATGCTCCAGTCCCTTGGGATCAAGGATGCTGAAGACGCCAAGGCTGTCCTATCCACTCTGAACGTCAGCCCTGACGAAGGGTCTATCCTCAAGCTTGCTTCTCAGGAAGCTGCCCAAGTGATTGGCTTGCTCAGGAACGATCTAATCAAGGCTGAACGCGCTGCTTCTACCCCCGCTGAGAAGGCTTTAATCCGAACCCAACTGGATGACTTGATCAGCACCCAGAATGCTCTTAGCAAGCTTGACGTGGGGCTTAGCTCCACCAGTGGTGGTGATTTAGGTGCGCGTAGGGGAGGTGTCTTTGTAGGAGACCTCAGAGGTGTAACCCCTGAGTCAATCCTTGCAGAGCGTAACATTGACCCAGCGAAGGCTACACCTGACGCCATTAGAGCGGCAGAGGACGAGTACAGCAAGCGCATTGAAAGCTTCATGACCAAGATTGAGACCAACAAAGAGGTCTCCGCATTGGAACAGAAGATCATTGCTTCAAGGGCTGCTGGAGACATTGACGCTGCTGTTTCTGCATCAGCAGAGCGCAGTGCTTTGATGACCAAGCTGGCAGAAGATGAAGCTAGGGCTACCGGGGTCTTATCATCTGCTTACAAGAAGTTTAACGACACCGTCCTCACCCGTACCAACGAGTACGTGATCTCTACCGTGTTTACCCCAGCTACAATTGTGGTAAACGTACTCCCCGCCCTTGTTAAGTCCCTCTACAAGCCATTCCTCGAATACATCGTGAAGGGACCGTTTGACCAAGCAGCTTTCCGTCAGATGACTGCTACCTATTCAGCTATGGCGTCTGTACAAGGTGCTGCATTCAACGCTGCTAGGACTGCTTTCAAATATGAGAGAAGCGGTCTGACAGGTGACACTAGCAAGCTCCTTGAATCAGGGAATGTGATCTCAGGTCTCAAAGGACGTGTGCTGCGTACCTTCCCACGTCTCCTCACAGCTTCTGACGAATACTTCAGTCAGGTGATCTACCGTGGGTTCGTGGTGGGTGAAGCAACCTCTGACGCTGTGATAGCCGGTACTAAACAAGGGTTGAAGGGTGCGAACCTCGATACCTTTATCAAAGACCAAGTTGAGAAGGCTGTGAGCAATGCTTACAGCACCAAGGCTGACACTGTTAATGTAATAGACTTCCTCCGTCAGCAAGGGGTTGATAGGGGTTATTCAGGAACTAACCTGAGTACTTGGGTACGGTCAGAACTTGAGAAGAACCCTGAGTTCTTTAAGTCTGCTGTCAACCAGAGCGGTAAGAACTATGCTGATGATATCCTGTTCAAGAGGAAGTTCTCTGGTGAGACGGGTGTATCTAAGCTAGCAATCGGTTATGAGAAGTTCATCAACCAGAACCCTATCATGCGACTAGTCGGTCAGCTGTTCTTCAGAACTCCTGTCCGTGTGTTTGAAGAGGGTATACGCCTCACTCCCGGTCTTAATCTGATTAGTCCAGGCTTCGTAGCTGACCTCAAGGGAGCTAATGGCTCCATGAAGCAAGTCAGGGCGCAGGGTGAGGCTCTTATGGCATATGGGATTGGGGCATCTGTCCTAGCTCTCTATGCTAACGGCAGCATCACCAGTGGTGGACCTGATGACTTCAAACAGAGACGCTCGTTAGAGAACGGTAAGAAGTTTGAACCCTACACCATCACGTTTGGGGATGGGTCTACCTTCTCATTCAGAAACCTCGATCCGTTTGCTACCCCATTCAAGATCATTACCAATGCGTTGGATCGTTATCAGACGCTCCAATACAGGAAGGCTCAAGGGGAGTATGTAGACAAGGCTGAGAAGGAAGCTCTTGCTTGGCTCGGTGTAGGTGTTGGCTCAGTTGCTCAAGCAATCAGAGATGCTAGCCTTACAGAGGGTATCGACCAGCTTCTGACATTTGCTGAAGCTATCGGTGATCCAGAGACTAACGAGTCTAAGCTGACCAAGCTCCTTGGACAGAAGGCACAGCTTGCTGTTCCCAATGTAATCAACAAGACGCTCATTCAGGACAACCCAGTTCTCAACGATCCTAAGACACTCGAACAGTTCATTAGGGGGCGGATTAACCCGTCTGATCAGCTGGTCCCACGTCAGTACAATGAGCTTGGTAATGTTAGAACCATAACCAATCCTCTAGCTGCGCTGACTGGTATTAACGTAACATCTCTTGAGAAGAGACAGAACGCCATTCCTCCTAAAGAAGCTAAGGTGCTTCAGGAGCTAGCTATCATCAGTATCTCTAACAACACCAACTTCATGGCTCCATATAAGAGAGCAGAGCTTGGTGATATTGATATGCGTACTGAGCTTACAGCGGATGGTAAGTCAACTCTCTACGACAGGTGGATGAAGTATACCAGTGACATGAAGCTGGTTGATCAACTCTATCCTATCCTTGTGCAGAACAAGCTTCCAATAGGAACGCCTTCTACCAAAGGTCTAAGGGAAGAGGTCACACGGGATATTATCAACAAATCTAGAGAAGCAGCTTTCTTACGTCTTATGTCTGAAGAGATTAAAGTTGAACAAAGGTTCATTAGAAAGCTCACTGGTTCAGTACAAGGAAAGACTGGCGGGAAGGATGTTTTAACATCGCCATTCCAACAATAATTTAAAAGAAACGAGATTTTATGTCTTACAACACATACATCACTTTCGATGGTGATGGCAGTACAAAAGACTTTGCCATCCCCTTCACATATCTAAAACAAGAAGACGTAGTTGTTACGAGGCAGAATGGTCCCGTTACTTTCGTCTTCGTTAGCCCGAATATCATCAGGGTTGCAACTGCCATCGATGTTGGCGATAAGCTATTTATTGAACGCAGAACAGCCCTTGTAACTCCTAACGTAGTCTTCCAGAATGGTGGTGGACTAACTGCTGACAACATTAACAAGTCCCTCGACCAGCTTCGCTTTGCTGTTCAGGAGGCAAGTGACCGCACAGGGACTGTCTATGCCCGTGTATACGACATCTCTGGATTTGAGAGCCTCTTCAATAGTACTACCACTCAGTTCAACTTGAGCAGTGGGGGAGTTAACCTCGGTACGCTAGTTTTCGATCCCGGCATGTGGGTGGTGTCACTTAATGGCTCCGCACTCGAAGCTGTAACTGACTACACACTTAGTGTCGTTTCTGGGTCAGCAAAGATTAACTTTGTAGAGGCTCCACAAGCGACTGACAATATCCTCATTAAGTTTGTTCGTTTTTATGATGGTGTACTCGGTGGGGGTGGTGGATCATCTGGTGGATCATCTGGTGGAGGAGGAAGCGGTGACGACATTGATATTGAAATTGTTACCACAACGCCTACCTCTTGTTCGATAAATGGTAAAGCTATCTACAACTCTACACTAGGTAAGCTCTTCATCTGTAAAGATGGTTCCTATATCGACATCTTAGCAGCTTATACACCAGATGCTCCTGCTGGTATTCCTATTGTTGATACCCTTCCTACTGGGTGTACCACTGGTCAGATCGTTCTTCTAAGAACAGACTACAAGCTGTACACCTGTGTTAATGGGGTTTGGCAAGCTCTTGTTGCAAATGTAACAGCTACAGATATTGTTTCTGGATTGTATTCTAGTGGTGCAAGAGCGGTCGAATATCTTGCCGCATTACCAACAACTGGGAATGTAGAAGGTAGACTTGTCTATCTGACGACGGATAAGCAAATCTACATATATAAAAACGGTGCATTTGTTCTCCTCAAAAACGACCTTACACCAAATGCTCCAAGTGGTATTGAGCTTGTAGAGTTCAATCCGACTACAGGTAATTATGTAAACAGGGTAGTCTTCAACACTACTTTCAACAAGCTCTATAAATATACAACGAGCGGTTGGATTCAGGTTGTAGAGCCTACGTCAACCGCTGCTGAAGTTGCAGATGGAGCGTTGACAACTGCAAAGTTTGCCTCTGGTATACGTCCTGTAGAGATTGTTGACTCACTCCCAACAACTTCCAATGTTGTAGGGCGGCTGGTTTACCTAACCTCTGATAACAAACTGTATAGATATAACGGTTACAATTTTGTTACTGGTGTGGCCGCAGGAGACATCACAGGACAGCTTACCTCTGGTCAGCTAGCGGCTAACTCAGTTATCGCTGGTAAAATCCAAGCGGGAGCTATCTCTGCGACTGAGATTGCTGCTGATGCAATCAACGCTTCAAAGATTGCGGCGGGTTCTATTACGGCTGGGAAAATTGCAGCACTTGCAATCTCCGCTGAAAATATCAACAGCAATGCAATCACTTCTGATAAGATAGCTGCAAATGCTATCGTTGCTGGTAAGATACAAGCTGGAGCTATTGGTACAACTCAGTTGGCTGCTGGTGCAATCACTGCTGACAAGATTGGTGCTGGTGCCATTGTTGCTGGTAAGATTGAAGCTGGTTCTATTGGGGCTTCAGAGATTGCTGCGCTTTCTATTACAGGAAGCAAGATCGTAGCGGGTACGCTTGATGCTAGTAAGATTGTAGCCAATTCAATCACAGCAGGACTTATCCAAGCTGGTGCAATCGGTACAACCCAGTTGGCGGCGGGCGCTATTACAGCGGATAAACTACAAGCTAACGCGGTCTTGATTGGTAACGCACAGATCGCCAATGCTGCTATTACTACTTTGAAGATTGGTGATAATCAGGTTACACAGGCGCAAGCCTTCAACAGGTCTTCCTATGTAGAAACTATTGGTAGCTCATATACCTCTGTCCTCAGTGGTTCAGTCTCTGTGTCTGGTACTCAGCCCATCATCGTACTGGTGACATGGACTGCACCTAACCAGAGAGTATCTAGTAGCTCTAATTACGACTTCTATGAAAGCGGTCAGTATTGGTTAGTCAATGATTACCTATCTGGTCAGTTTGCAAACGTGTCGCTTGCTGGTCAGAGTGTGGAAGTAGATATCACTCTTCAAAAAGGCTCTACAACTGCCGGTTCAATGTTTGCCATGTTTAGTAATGTTGCTGCGGGTACGCACACTCTCTCCCTTCAGATGAAGACCTACGGAGGTCAAACCACTGTTCGCACAGCTAGCATGGTGTTCTTGGAGACCAAACGATGATTGAATACACAGTATATAATGCTGAAGAAAGGGCTGTGCGTTCTGGCACATGCCCACCTGAACTACTGGCTAACCAAGCTAACCAAGGTGAACGTGCGGTACGTGGTATTGTCACTCAAGAGCCTGATGTCAGGATAGTCAACTACACCTACAACAGGATGATTCAGTATCCACCTGTTGGCGAACAGCTTGATGCTGTCTTCAAGATGGCTAAGGCGCTTCAGGAACAGGGTATAACCTTGCCTGAAGCTACGTCTACATGGATTACCAACCTTCAGGCTGTCAAAGACAAGTACCCGAAAGGAGGTGTCTGATGCCTACTGAACTTAGGCTAACACAGGTCAAGGGCGTTCCTAACCCTACTACAGGGGATGTGAACAAGGCTCTTGTATTCAAGGGTAACAACACGTTTGCCTTTGAAGGCAATGTCTCTGATATTCAGACCACAATTAGTTCACTTGATACACGACTGGATATTCTCGAAGCGACCGCCCTTACAACTGTTGATGGCGGTACATTTTAAGCAATAACGAGGGAGGGCATTATTAGCTCTCCCTTTTCTTTTATTTAAGGAGAAGGGGATTATATAATGCCTGTAAAAATTCAACTAAAGCGTTCATCCGTCCCTGCGAAGGTGCCTTCTGCATCTCAGCTGGATGTTGGTGAGCTTGCGGTCAATCTGGCCGATAGAAAATTCTATATTAAGGATGCCTCTAATAATGTAGTTCCTATCTCTGGAGAGACGGGGGCTACTGGCCCTATCGGCCTCAAGGGCGACAGCGGTATCGCTGGTGGTCTTACATACAACGTCGTAAATTCAGGAAGCAGTGCATACACTGTTGAAGGAAATGCTAACCCAACCTTGATTTTGATTAAGGGGTTTACCTATTACTTCAAGGTCAACGCGGCTGGACATCCGTTTTTCATCAAGACAATATCAAGTTTAGGAACGGTAAATCCGTTCACCACAGGTGTCACCAATAATGGTGCAGATGTTGGCACTGTAACATTCACAGTTCCGTTTAGTGCGCCCAGCACGCTGTACTACAACTGCCAATATCATGCTGGCATGGCTGGCGTGTTTAACATTATTGAATCTATACAGGGGCCAGTCGGACCTGTTGGAGCTACCGGAGCTACCGGAGCTACTGGTGCGGTGTCTACTGTTCCTGGCCCTACTGGGGCTATTGGGCCTGCTGGGCCTACAGGAGCCACCGGAGCTACAGGAGCAGCAGGGAGTGGCACTGGTGACATCATTGGCCCTGCTAGCGCAGTTGCTAACAACCTTGCTACCTTTGATGGCACCACAGGTAAGCTGATTAAGGATAGTGGTTCTAAGACGAGTGACTTTGCTCTTACTGCTAGCCTGTCTACCGTGGCAACCTCTGGTGCATATGCTGACCTGAGTGGTAAGCCTACCATACCTACTGTACCCACGGTTGTCTCTGCGTTCACCAATGATAGTGCATACATCACGTCAGCGGCTCTCAGCACCTACCTGACCACTGCTAGCGCATCTACAACGTATCAGCCCTTAGATGGTGATCTCACCTCGATTGCTGGACTGACAGGGACCACAGGGTTCTTAAAGAAGACCGCTGCTAACACTTTCACACTAGATACCGCTACCTACCTAACCTCGTTTACTGAGGCTGACCCTGTTTACTCTGCTAGCGCAGCGGCTGGGGTTACTACAACCAAGCTTGGGTACTGGGATACAGCGTATGGCTGGGGTAATCATGGTGTAGCTGGGTATGTTCTACCCACGAGTAATAACTCTTTTACAGGTACACAATCTTTTGTAGGTGGTTCAACCAAGCTAGCTGTCGCCACAGTAAACATTGCAGAAAATGCAAGTATCATAGCAACCGCGTCTACAGGTGTAATCGACTACAATGTGACCTCGCAGTCCGTCTTGTATTATACAACGAATGCCACCGGAAACTGGACGATCAACTTCCGTGCTAGTACTGGAACAAGTTTAAATACGGCTCTATCAATTGGACAGACAATAACTGTTGTGTTCTTGGCCGAACAGGGTGGGACAGCATATTACAACTCAGCTGTACAAGTAGACGGAACAGCTGTCACTCCAAAATGGCAGGGAGGAACAGCGCCTACAGCAGGAAACGCTACTTCCTTGGATGTGTACACCTACACCATCATTAAGACTGGGAACGCAGCGTTTACCGTCCTAGCTTCTTTGACAAAATTTAAGTGAGGTTAGTATGCCTGTAATCATTACAAAAGGCGCTGCGACTGCACAGGGGTTTGGGTTTTCAGGTGGTAAGGGTTTAGTAATATCCCCAAACACATCATCACAGCTACTTGCGTCTAATCCATCCAGAGGAAATACCGGATCAGCAACTGTTGGTGTCCTGAGTGGATATGAGGCGGGAGTTTACTTTCATTTTGTAGGAGATGGTTCCACCTCTGGAAGTTCGTGTTGTGGAAATTGTGGTAATTCATCATCTGGTGAATATGCTCAATTCTCGTACACTTTTACAGGAGGTGAAACATCCGTTGATATCTTGTGGAACGTAAATGTTGGAGCAGGATCTAGAAATACCGCACACCAATTGTACATCAATGGAGGAGTTAATAACGGTAAATACATTCAAGTAGGAAGTATGGCACCTGAATGCGGTTATGGAAACAATGGTCCTCCTGTGTCTAGATCAGGAACCTATACGCTACCTGTCAGCATAATTACTTTTGGAGTATATTCTAACACAAGTGGTAACTGGTACAATGATGACTATTACTATGGTCCTTGTGGTTATGGATATGGAAGCACAATAAACGGTTACAATGGATATGGATCGTATGGTGGCTGCGGTTCCGGCTCCACCGGAGCAGCCTTTATACAATATAGAAACAATTACTAATGCCAGAAGTTACATTTACTTCTACACTCCCCGGTCTTGAGCTTGCGTGGCCGATTACCCCAATATCAAATACACCTCCAGCAGATAGAAAACGCTACCCAATGCATGTGTGTCCCGGCATACACGATTGGAACACTACAGGTTATCTTATCAAAGCGTGGACAGACATCTACTTTGAAAAGTCTGAAGAGGAAGGATTTCGTGTTCATTTCAACCACGCTGAACACGACTTTGCTAAGTCAGGTACAGGTAGATTAAATGATAAGTTGATCCCCTACAATTTTGAAAAGGGTGTATCACCAAACGTGTTCAAGGTTGAAATACCGTGGCTGATAAAAACAGCACCGGGGTATAGCTGCATGTTTGTGTCGCCATTTTATCATTTCCTAGATAATATGAATCACGTCATGACGTACCCCGGTGTCGTCGATACAGACGGTCTACATAAGGCTTCTTGGATTTTCTCGATCCTGAAAGATGAGGGTTTTATGATTCCTCGTGGAACTCCCATACTTCAGATTATACCTATTAAGAGGGAGCGGTTTGTTTCCACGGTAAGTCGGGGTGATCTAGGAGACTGGCTTGGTCAAGCGTTGAAAATGACAAAAGCGATCCCTCATTGGTATTGGAAGAAATTTCATGCAAAGAAGGAGTTTCTGTAATGGATGAAGCATTAAAGAAAGCTGAGTTAAGAGGTAAAGATGGTGGTGTTAAAGGCAACTTTAGTGGTCCTCTTATGTTTGCAGACGAGGAAACATCTAAAACTCGTCTAGAAACTTGCCAGAAATGTGAAAACTACCTCCTTAGTATTTGTAAGAAATGTGGTTGTTTCATGCCAGCAAAAACAAAACTCAAGATGACTACGTGTCCTATCAATAAGTGGTAAGGTCAAACATTAATGTATGCAAAAGTTTTAGGTAATGAAGTTCTAAAGTATCCCTACACATTTCAAGACTTGGAAGAAGAAAACCCATATACGAACTTTGATGATGGGTCAAATATCGTGGATTGTTATAATGGCACAGAGGATCAGATAGCCTCAAATGCTAAAGTAGTTTTAGTTATGGATGTTATTAGTCCTAGTTACGATCCCCACACTCAAAAATCAACTCGTTATCTGAAGCCAGAACTACAAGGTGATGAATGGATTATGTCCTACAACATTGAAGCACTTAGTAGTGATGAAATAGATAGTGAAATAGTTCAGATAGAGTCTGATATAAGAAACAAAATAACTTCAGCACTTGGGCTGACTGATTGGACAGTTGCTGAAGACACCTCCCTGCCTCCTGATAAGGTCAAAGAGTGGGAGAGGTATAGAGCTAGTTTAAGCGATGTACCAAACCAAGCAGGCTTTCCATTTAACGTCGTCTATCCGGTTAAACCAACATGAACAGGCTAACCCAAGCTGGCTTTGAGCTAATCAAGGCACACGAGGGTTTACGTCTGCGAGCATATCCTGACCCAGCTACCAAAGGTGAACCTTGGACTATCGGCTATGGACACACGTCTGCTGCTGGTATCCCCAAGGTCACACCTGACATGGTGATTACCAAGGAATATGCTGAAGACACCTTCAAGCGTGATCTCAAAACCTTTGAGAACCATGTTCGCTTCGCTGTTAAAACTCCAATCACTGATGAACAATTCTCAGCCCTTGTTAGCTTCTGCTACAACGTAGGGTCGGGCAACTTCCAGAAGTCATCTGTACTCAGGGCTGTCAATGCTCGCCAGTTCGACCTAGTGCCTGCAAAGCTAGCCTTGTACAACAGGGCTAACGGCAAGGTCTTAAAAGGCTTGGTCAGAAGGCGTGCAGAGGAGGGCAAGATGTTCACCTTTGGGTTTGACGAAACTGATGACCACTTTGTGAACGGGGCTGACCTCAGTAAAGGCAAGTCAGCCTTGTCATCTACGACTAACCTTGCTGCTGGTGTGTCTGGCGTGGCTGCTGTGGCCTCTGCTGGCAGGCAGCTTACCACAGATGTGGTAGAGACAGCCTCATTCATCCCTCCTCAGTGGTTGATTGTAGGGCTGGGCTTAATATCCATCCTAGCTGCCATCTACATCATCATGGAACGTATCAAGAAGTCTGAACAGGAGGGTGTCTGACGATGCTCTCCCTTCTCATTAGCCCCTTTAACAAACTCATAGCCATCATTGGCCTAGTCTTCACAGTCCTCCTAGCCGTTTACGGGAAAGGACGGAGTGATGCGACCAGTAAACATAAACTCAAGTCCTTGGAGGACACCCAAGATGCCATCACACGCGCTAATAACGCTAGGAACGCTTCTACTACTGAGTCTGACCGTGGCAGGCTGCTCGATGACGACGGTTTCCAGCGGAAGTAGTCTCACTTGTACCTCTTTCCCCCCGATTACGTGGTCAGCAAAGGATACACCCCCTACAATCAAGCAAGTTAAGCAACACAATGCTGGCTGGAAGGCTGTGTGTAATGTCTGAGATTCCAGAAGTGCAGATTGCCATCCTCAAAACTGAGGTGGAGTACCTTAAAAAGATCATTGACGAAGTTAGAGCAGACACAAAAGAGATCAAAGAGGTGTTGAGCCAAGCCAAAGGTGGGTGGAAGACCCTCCTTCTAGTAGCTGGCGTTGCTTCCACTGTGGGAGCCTTGATTGCCAAGGCAACCCCTTGGATAGCATTAGGACCAAGGTAATTAAATGAAGAAACGAGCATCAGAAGACACGTTAGGAGAGCTTCATAAGCTAGTTGCACAAGCTCTTACAGACAAGATTAACAGTGGTGAGGCTACTCCAGCCGATATGAACGCTGCAATCAAGTTCTTACAGAACAATGGGATTGAAGCAGTAGCTACAAGTGACAACCCATTAGGGATGTTAGCTGCGTCTTTACCTACGTTTGACGATGAGGAATACGTAAACTGATTGATCCACTAAAAGCTGATTTCAGGAAGTTCCTCTTTGTAGTTTGGAAACACATTGGTCTACCTGACCCAACCCCTATCCAATATGACATTGCTTACTTCCTCCAACACGGTCCTAACAAGATCGCTATTGAGGCTTTCAGAGGCGTAGGCAAGTCGTTCATTACGGCTGCTTACGTCCTCTGGAGGCTCTACTGCAATCCACAGTTGAAGTTCCTTGTGGTGTCAGCCAGTAAGTCCCGTGCAGATGCCTTCTCAACCTTTACGATGCGTCTCATTCAAGAGATGGACATCCTCGCTCACCTCCGTCCAAAGGATGAACAGCGTAACTCTAGGATCGAGTTTGACGTAGCTCCAGCAATGGCTGACCAGTCTCCCTCTGTGAAGAGTGTGGGTATCACAGGTCAGCTAACAGGTTCACGCGCTGACGAGATCATTGCTGATGACGTGGAGGTGTTGAACAACTCAGCCACTGCTGACATGCGTGAGAAGCTGTTAGAGAGGACTAAAGAGTTCTCAGCCATCCTCAAGCCTCTTCTGACAGCTAGGATCATCTATCTTGGCACTCCCCAGACTGAGGATTCTATCTACAACAAGCTACCTGAGACCTTTGAGCTTAGGATATGGCCTGCTCGTGTACCTTCAGACACCGAGGTTGACAAGTATGGATCAGGGTTAGCTCCTTACATCACTCGTCTAACAGAGGTTAGAGAGGCTGGTACTACTACTGATCCTGAACGCTTCACTGACCTTGATCTAGCAGGACGTGAAGCTGAGTATGGACGCTCTGGCTTCCAGTTGCAGTTCATGTTGAACACACAGCTAAGTGATACTGACAGGTTCCCACTGAAGATTAGGGACTTGGTTGTCATGGATGTACCAACAGACAAGGCACCCATGAAGGTAGACTGGATGCCTGACCAGAAGCGTGAACTCAAAGACCTACCTAACCTTGCTATGGCTGGAGATCGCTTCTACACCTTTGCTGTCCATTCAGACCAGTTTGCTGAATACACCGGCACTGTCATGTCCATTGACCCTAGTGGTCGAGGTAAGGACGAGACAGGGTATGCAGTGGTGAAGATGCTCAACGGCTTCCTCTATGTGAGGCGTTGTGGTGGTCTACCAGGTGGATACGACATGCCTACCCTCCAGAAGCTTGCTAACATAGCCAAAGAGGAAAGTGTCAACCATGTGATCATCGAAGCTAACTTTGGCGATGGTATGTACACCTCCCTGTTCTCCCCTGTGATCTCCAAGGTTCACCCTTGTGCTATCGAAGAAGTTAAACACTCTCAACAGAAGGAGAGACGCATCATTGACACTATTGAACCTGTTATGAACAGACACAAACTGATCTTTGACAGGATGGTAGTGGAGGATGACTACAGGACAGCACAGGCTTATGATGGTGATAACAAGTACACCAAGACCCTCATCTACCAACTCACTCGTATCTCTAATGATCGTGGAGCCTTGAAGCATGACGACAGACTAGACGCTCTGTCTATGGCTGTTAGCTATTGGGTTGAGAACATGGCTCAAGATGCTGACAGAGGTGTTGCTAGAGAGAGAGCAGACGCTATGGATAAGGAGATTGAGTCTTTCCTAGAACACGCTGTCGGTAGACGACATTCAAACAATAATTGGAACCCGGTATTCGGGCGTTAAGCTCCTCATGGGGCGTAAACAGGTTTATTTAATGACCAATAAGAAATACATTTGGGGATACCATGCAGCCTTTGACTGTGGTGGATGTGACAAGACTAGGATTACCAATGGAGACAACATCAAAGCCTTCTCCAAAGAGCTAGTCAAACGTATTGACATGAAGGCCTATGGTGAACCTGTTGTAGTCCACTTCGCAGAGCATGACCCTAGTAAGGCTGGGTATACCTTGGTTCAACTGATTGAGACTTCTAACATCTGCGCTCACTTCGTTGATGCTACTGGTGAAGCATACATCGATGTGTTCTCGTGTAAAGACTTCGACATTGATGTTGTTATGGAAACTATCACTGAGTTCTTTGGTCCCGATTCAATCAGTATGTATCAGCTTGAACGAGGAGCGAGCTATTTGCAGGGTGCTGCATAGTGGGGCGTTCGTCTCGTAGAGATAGTAGGTCTTCACAGCGCCATAAGCGCCCCTTTAACATCCATAACAGGTTAGAAGAGTCCCTACGTAAGCCTAGAGAAGAGCCTGACACTGAGCCTCTCAAAGCTCTTAACAGACGTCAAGCTGACTACATCAGAGCTATTGAGACTGGTGAACAAGTGTTTACCCTTGGTCCAGCTGGTACTGGTAAAACCTTCATTGCAGCCACTGTTGCGTGTGATCTACTCCTCTCTGGAGACATCGATAAGATCATCCTCACACGTCCAGCAGTGGGTGTAGATGAGGAACACGGCTTCCTCCCCGGTGACATTGGTAAGAAGATTGCCCCTTGGGTAGTCCCGTTTACCGAGGTTATGCAGAAGAGGATGGGTAAAGATAAGTTCAAACGGGCTATGCACGATGGGCAGATAGAGATCGCCCCTATCGCTTACATGCGTGGACGGACCTTCGACAAAGCCCTCATCTTTCTTGATGAAGCGCAGAACACTACCTACGCCCAGATCAAGATGTTCCTCACTCGTATCGGGGAGGGGTCTAAGGTGATAGTCAACGGCGATATACGCCAGACTGACCTAGAGGGTGAGTCAGGGTTAGCCACGGTTCTGAAGATCATCAACACCCTTAAGCTACCCGTTCCAGTGATCGAGTTCACAAATGAAGACGTGGTGCGATCTGGCATCTGCAAGATGTGGGCAGAGGCGTTCACCAAGGTTGAAGATGCTCAACATAAGGTTAGATCGATTTAAAGGCCTCTAGCAGCCCCGTACAGCGGTTTGTTGATATTAGGGGCTATGTGGGCAGCCTAAAGGTTAGCATGGGTGTTTAGGAGGCTGATAGGGGGGTTGATAGATTCTTAGCAAAAATCCGTCAACCCTTCTTTTAACGCGCCGCTCCGGCCTTCCCCCCATAGCCTAGGCCTAGATACCGCCTTGATCTTAGCCGTGGATAACACGGTCTTGACTATTGAATGGCACAATTCCTGGCACAAGAGGCCGGAAGCCTCGTGATATCAATAGGTTAGCGTGATCGATCACGGTTTCAGGAACCGATTTCCATTGCTTAGATCATGTTGAACGAGGGCTTGGCAATGGATAAAGCTTAGATCAAGTTAGTTGAAGCTTAAGCTTGTGTATTGGTAGGTATTTTAAACTATTGAGTTTCTTTGATTTATTTATTAGATACCGCTTGCAATATCATTGCACATGTGAGACTATTAGTAATCGAAACAAGGCACACAGGGAAGCAAGCAAATGACTTATAAAAAGGTTGGTGGACTACACTTTGTCAAACTGTGGTGCTTTGGTTTTTCGTTCTTCATATCTAACAAGAGGGCTTGATAATGAACAATCTGATCAAATTAGAGCTACCTGACTTTTGGGCTTCACCTCTTATTAATGGCGACGAAAGCGCGCTAGACGATATCGATGTTGAAACCCTAGATAAGTTTACCGATTACATGCTCGACAAGTTCGGGTCATGCCATTGTGTAGACGTGGCGCCAGAGCTTGATTTTAAACGCTGGCATGATGCTAGCGAGTTTGGAGTTCTCGCTTGTGATGTTGCTACCTTTACCTTTGTCATATAGTTACATCAGCGTATCTAATAGGATGTAAGCCCATGTTCACATCACAAGCCAAGGCTAAAGACTTCGCAGGCGGTATCTCATCACGCAATCGCAAGATGCCCGGATCAAGCTATGCGCTACCGCCTTCCCTTTGCAAGGTAGGTGGCAAGCTTGCCGATGTTGAAGGCTCTGTTTGTTATAAGTGTTACGCTGCTAAGAGTGAGGCCATGTATCCAAGCGTCAAGCAAGGGTGGGGCGATAATTATCTAAAAGCTACAAGCTTGATTGCTAACAAGCCCGAACAATGGGCGCAAGCCATGGCTTTTCAAATACGCAAGCAAGCTGAAAAGTCTGGCGAGAATTATCATAGGTGGTTTGATGGGGGCGATTTGCAATCGGTCGCAATGATGTTTGCAATAGTTCGAACATGCGAGCTAACGCCACATATCGAACATTGGATGCCAAGCCGTGAAGCTGCAATAATCAAGGCTTGGATTAAAGCCGGTGGAGTTGCGCCTGCTAACCTTGTCATTCGGATATCTTCTACAATGATAGGTGACGCGCCAATAAAAGGCCATGCCCTAACATCTACCGTCCACCGTCACGGCTTGCCACACGTTGGGCAAGCTTGCCCATCTAGTTCGCCAGAGCATAGGGCTTTGCGTGAAGATAAGGCCTCCAATTGCGGAACATGTCGCACATGTTGGAGCAAGGAAGCTGCAAACGTGAGCTATCCATTGCACTAGCAGTTACACATATGTGAACAATACAGGAAGGGAGCTAATATGAGCAATCAAGAATGCGAACTCTTGGCGTTTCGTTTCGTCCTTTTCGCACTACCGGCAAGCCTTGTGTTTGTCGGGTTTATGGGAGGTTAATCGCATGTCTTACAAGCCCGAAGTTCAAACTAACGACGATCCTAGATGGTATGATAACGCCTTGCGATTTGCGACGATTGAAGAGGCGCAAGCTAACGCTAGAGACCTTGCTATAAGATGGTTTAGCGTGACTAGCTGGCGAGCAAGTGAGGTGCCAGAGCCTGTGAACTATGCATGGGATAATAACAAGGGATTAGTATCAGTTGGGGAGCTAGTATAATGCGAACACATTGGAGAATTGATAAGCTAGCACCTAACAAGTGGTCTATAATGTCTAATGTTTTTTTTAGTGATGGAACATGTAGTGGTTGGGGCAAGCTGTCGCACTATCCGACGCGCAAGGCTGCGTTAACAGTTGCTATGATCATGCGAGAACGGGGCGAACCGATATCATGGCAGGGTGGGGCGGTACGCATGGGAATTGCTACAGTTGAACCGTGGAAATCAAAAGAGGATGAAAGCGTTTTAGAACATTCCGCATGGTATGATATGAGTGCGGAATTACGCTAACCCTAAAACACTAACCTATCCTAACGCAGTCTAACCTCACGGTTAAGGCTGCGTTTGCTATTGTTCAGCCCACGCTTAAAGTAAAGCTAACGCTCATAGCAAAGGTAAAGCCTTATGGTCATGTTCAAGCTTCATGGTCAAGTCAAAGCCTATGGCTCAGATCAAGCCTATAGCTCAGTTAAAGCTCATAGCTAAGACCAAGGTGGAAAGCTTCCTATATGCATTGTTGGGCTGTGGCAGATTGTCACATTCGTAGTTATACAGAGTTAAAACTCCAATTTTCATTAGTCGGTACACATATGAGTTGACCTCGCTTAAAGGAATAGTTACACCATTGATTGTGGCAATCAAGCCGCTATTAAAAGTTAATATGGGGTTAATTATGGCTACGTCCCGATGAGCAAATCCACACTCACCCTTGAAGCCCAGCTGTCGTTTATCTGCGATGAAGTTGGCAGGGAAGTTCCGCTCCAGACCATCCGCACATTCCTTTTTGTGGCGCATGTAGGGTCGTGTAATCAAAAACAGATTGAAGAGGCGTTAGAATTAACGAATGCCTCTGCGTCAAGGAATGTGAGCTTTTGGACAAACATCCGCTTTGACCACAAGCCCGGCATGAACTTCATAGCGCGTGTCGAAGACCCTAACGATAGGCGCTTTCGTATCTTGACCCTGACCAAGACTGGCCGGGATTTCATGGATCGTTTACGCAAGTCAGCAGGAGCTTAATCATGGCTAGAAAGCGTGGCAATAGGTGGCAATCAGACTGCATTGTTGGTGGGCAACGTGTCAGACCAGCGTTTGATACTGAGCAGGAGGCTGTGGCCTTTGAGGCTAACGCGGCGCATGTCTTGGCGTTAGGAGAGGCGAGCGTTGGTGTAATCCTGCCTGACTATTGTGAGAAGATATGGGCAAAGGAGAAGTCATATAGAGACGCCAAGTCGATCACTAAGGACTTGGTCAGGAGGATTGGTCCTAAGACCTACATGTTCCAAATCGACGAGATGCTGATCGAAGAACTGAAGGACACTATGGAGGAGGAGGGCTTGGCTCCCCAGACCATCAACAACAAGCTAACCCGCCTCTCAAAGATGTTAAGACGGGCGCTTAAACGTAAGCTTATAACTGCTATGCCTCCGATTGAGCTATACCCTCAAAGGGCTGGACATTTACGTTACCTGACGGAGACCGAGGAAGTAGCATTGCTAGCCTGTTTTGAGGACGAGTACTTACACTTCTGTAAGTTTCTCCTTTACACCGGATGTCGATACTCTGAGGCCACAAAGCTGAAGTGGGTGGACATCAACGAGTCCTATATTGCGTTCATGGACACGAAGAATGGGGAGTCCAGAGCCGTCCCATTCACTGAGCAAACCGCCTCGGTGATTGAGTGGGCCAAGCTCACCCGCCACAACCAAGCTGGACCCTTCTCCTGCATGACCTACACCAAGTTCAGGAAGCGGTGGGTGAAGGCTAGGGATGCTGCGGGCTTTGCTGATGACGTGTTGATGACACCGCACGTCCTGCGTCACACCTGTGCTAGCCGTCTGGTCCAGCGTGGCGTTGACCTCAAGCGAGTGATGGTCTGGCTGGGTCACAAGGACTACAAGACGACCCTACGCTATGCCAAGCTTTCTCCTCACCATCTTCAGTCGGCTGCTCGCATATTAGAGCAACAAACCTATCATTTAGGTGTTGACGCTGCATAACTCTTGTGCCAAATCTTGTGCCATCGATGGCACAAACAGGTACAAAACAAGTACGTGAAATCGATGTCTAACTGGGTGTGAAAAGGGGTAGACGAGAACCGTAAAAACGCTTGCAAACACTGGTTAAATAAGCCATTAAGAGTTCGTTGCATTTAGGCGCGACGAGAGCTAGGGGCTTAGCTCAGCTGGTTAGAGCGTCGGTCTCCAAAACCCCCAACACATTCAGTTAGACTAAAGGATAAGTCACTGTTCTGGTGGGCGGTTGCTTATTATTCTTTTTTATGACAATCATTAATGAAGCCACTCCACAAATGGAAGTGGCGCTAGCGGGGAAGTTACAGAAATGCAACACACCTTCACTGCATTGTTATCAGCCGTAATCGCTGTTCAAGCCTTTGAATTGATCAGCTTACGTAGATCTACTGCGGGAGGAAGCGGATACACCCTCGTATTCACCCTCATTGATGACAAGCTTAAGAAGGTTAAAGGTACTCGAACCCTTTATGACATCAGTCTCTTCATCGATGTAGACGACCTGTTAGACGAGCTTTGGTATACTGAAAAGCTGTTATATATCAAGTAGTTAACTCACCTTCCAAGCTAGTTAGACGGACGTTAAAAACTTACCACGTCCACTAGTAGCTTGGAGGGGGAGGGGTCTATCTCTATCTTAGCATAGGTTAATGTACTGTATACATAGTGTATACATAATACTGGTACTAGTACTAGTAAGATATATGTATACATATGTTAACAGTACATTAAGAGTACATTAATATAGAGTATGACTACAAGTAGGTACTAGTAGATTCTAATCTATAGATTAACAGTACTCTAACAGTACATAGTAGTACTAATACTTTAGAATTGTTGTCAGTCTTGTTTATACACTAGGTAAACAGTACCTTAACAGTATTGGTAACAGTACCCTAGCCTGTTTAGTGCTAAAAGTACTACCGTATAACTACTGTATCATCCTAACATAAAAGGATATCTCACATGCCGCTTGAGCATCAGGTCAACCTTGAGTCTGAAACTCTTAAGGAAGCTGGTAATCGTGTCACTAGGGACAATTACCAATCGAATAAACGTCAGGCTTGGTCTGAGTCTAAACTGGGTATTAGCTTCCACAGACAGGCTGCTAAACGGTTCTCAGAGGCGGTTCACTCTGAGTTAGGTAAAGTCGGTGGTGGTGGTGGACGAGGTAAACGAGCGTTTGAGAAGCTCCGTCTGACCGGCTTGGAACCTGATGTCATCAGCCACCTGTTTACCAAGGCTCTCTACAACATGATCCCCTTGACGCACCGTCGTAGGGTCAAGCGTGTCAGCCTGTGTATCAAAGCTGCTGACCTGATACACGACGAGTGGCGAATCAGACACTTTGCTGAACAGAAGAATCGCAAGGCTCTGCTTAAGAAGCTGTTCAAGGACTTTGACAAGAGGACGTACCCAAGGGACTGGCGCAAGCGTACCATCCAGAATGCCTTCCACGCTGAACAGATCAGCTGGGAACAATGGTCAACCCACGATAAACTCCACGTTGGCTATGCTCTCCTCCTCCTCTTCAGAGATCACACTGGTCTCATCGAAGCTGGCCCTAAGTCCATCTTTGTAGAACCAGTAGTTACACTTGTGAAAGCAATTGAGGAGGCCATGACAACCCGTGTTTTGGACTTCATGATCTACCAGCCAATGGTTGTTAAGCCCCTGCCTTGGTCTACATCTCACCTGTTCAGAGGAGGCTACCTATCAACAAAGAAGACCCGTCATTACCCAATCATCAAGGGGTCACGTAGGAGGGACGTAGACAGGTTTGCTGCAATGGACTGGGTCAAGGTAATCCCTCCACTCAACGCCTTGCAGGAGGTGCCTTGGAGGGTCAACAAAGACATGCTTGAAATCTTAAGCTGGTCTATGTTTGTCAAGGGTGGTGGGATCGCTGGTCTACCTCTGGCTGATGGTAAGCAATTGCCAGATGAACCACCTGGCTACCGCACTGATGAAGAGGTCAAGAAGGCTCACAACAAGGTGTGCTTTCTAATTCACAGCTTCAATCGGGAGATTAAGAGTAAGCGTCTGATGGTGCTAGCTACCATAGGCGTAGCGAAGAGGTTCAAGAACTTTAAGGAGATGTTCTTTCCACACAACCTTGACTCTAGGGGCAGGGCTTACCCTTTGCCAGCCTTCCTCAACACACAAGGTCCAGACTATTGCAAGGCTCTCTTAGAGTTTGCTCACGGCAAGCCCATCACTACTCAAGAGCAAGCTGATTGGCTGGCGATCTCAGGAGCTAATGCTTTTGGTCAAGATAAGATATCTCTCAAAGACAGAGTGGCTTGGGTCAAGGCTAACGAGGAGATGATTCTTGATATAGGAGCTAACCCAAAGGGGGACCACAGATGGATGAATGTTAGTGAACCATTCCAAGCCCTACGCTTCTGCTTAGAGTGGTCAGCCTTCAAGGACAGGGGCTATGGTTTTATTTCCCATATAGTTACATGTGTGGATGCAACATGCTCTGGTCTCCAGCACTATTCAGCCCTCCTGCTTGATTCGGTAGGGGGACGATCCGTCAACCTAGTCCCCGGTCTACCTCGTCAAGACGTGTATCAAGACGTGGCTGACAGGGTGATTGAAGTCCTGATGAAAGGTGAGAACCCTTTTGACAAGGATTGGCTAGCCTTTGGAATAGACCGAAAGACAACCAAGCGTCAGGTCATGGTTGTCCCGTATGCAGGCACCTTCTCTTCTTGTCTAGCTTACACCCGTGAGGCTGTGCAGGATAAGCTTGACGATGGTTATCCGTGTCCTTGGGGTGATGAAAACCCGCAGGATCGTATCCTCTACCTCTCTCAATTGATCTGGCAGGCCATCGATCAGGTGGTTGTCAAAGGTAAGGAGGCCATGCGCTGGTTGTCATCAGCGGCTAGGGAGTATGCCAAACACGTTAACAAGGTAGGGGAGGGGACTGCCTTCGATAAGCGTATGACATGGACCACACCAGATGGTTTCGAAGCCATCCACTACCGTCCTGATGAGAAGAAGCGTCAGGCCGATACATATCTAGATGGACGAGTATCGCTTACATATATGGAAGCAACTAACAAGATGGATGTAGGAGGGTTGTCACTCGCTGTGGCGCCGAACCTGATCCACTCCTACGACGCAAACCTCATGAGAGCATCAATCCTGAAAGGTATTGAAGCCATTGATAACCCATCGTTTGCAATGGTTCACGATAGCTTTGGGGTACACGCAGCTGACATGCCAGTCTTTGTAAAGCTGGTGAAAGAAGCATTCGTTGAGATGTATCAGCAACCCCTGCTTGAACAGTTCAGAGACAAGCTCCCACCTGAAGTCCAAGAGAAGCTTGAACCCTTACCAACACCAGGTGATCTGGACCTTAATGGAGTCCTAACGTCCGAGTTCTTTGTTTCTTAGATCGTTACACATATGGAACCACAACTTATCACGTCCTCTAGCAGCATGCGAAGGAACCCTACGTCATGAACCAAACCCCTGTGTATGCCCCAACACACGACTGGCTACCTCAAATCAAGCAGATCGTCAGAGACGCAATCGTTGATGGTTTGCTCAAGAGCGAGACAACGGAAGTCTACGATCAAAAGATCAAGGAACTCCAAGGACCAGACTTGGAAGACTACCTCCAGCGCCTCTGGGATGAGGTCTAGTCAGTGCCATATCCAACCTACCAGATCGGTGAAGGTGAGGATGAAACATTCGTTGTGATCGATTTTGATGATCAGCAAGTTGCGATCATTCAAGACGAAGACGAAGTCGTCATCCCCATCGCTATGTTCCCCACAATCCTCGACGTTTTAAAGTTTCATCTTAGCAAAGATGGAGACTTAATTGATAGAGAGAAGCTCAATGTCCACTAAGTACATCAACTACCAATCCCCTAAAGGTATCGCTAAGTATCCTCGCTTGGATCAGCCTTACACATATAACAACGCTATGAAGCGTTCTATGCCTGATCCTAATGGTCAGTATGATCTACAGCTGATCATGTCAGCTAAAGAGTTTGCACCTCTCAAGGTGGTACTCGATGAAGCTATCTCCGCTTCAGGAATGACACCTCAACACCTTCCCTACAAGGCACAGGTGGACAAGGATACTAACAAGAAGACTGACAATGTCGAAGTGAAGTTCCGCGCCTATGGAAAGCGCAAGGATGGATCGATGAACAAGGTCTTCCTTGTCGATGCGCGTGGTCGTCCCATGCCGTCTAACTTCCCGCTTACATCTGGTTCAACCCTCAAAGTTGAAGGTTGGATTAGCGTTGCAGCAATGGGCGCTCGTTTGAACATGCGCTCAATCCAATTGATCAACCTTGTTGAGAAGAACGTCTTCACTCCTGAAGAAGGTTTTGAATACGACGGTGAACCTGAAGAAGAAACCAAAAACAATAATGCACAAGACGCCAACAACGACGCAATCCCTTTCTAACGGTTATCGATCTGGACTTGAAGAGCGTATCGCCCAAGAGCTTTTAGAAGCCGGTGTCCCCTTCGAGTACGAAGAACTAGTAATCAACTACATCAAGCCTGAAAAAGCAGCGCGCTATACGCCTGACTTTGTTCTTCCTAATGGCATAATTGTGGAAACAAAGGGGCGATGGCTTACGGCTGATCGTCAGAAGCATCTCCTAGTACAGAAGCAACATCCCGCTCTTGATATCAGGTTTGTATTCTCTCGTTCCAAAGAGCGTATCGGCAAGAAGTCAAAGACTACTTACGCAATGTTCTGTGAGAAGTATGGCTTCAAATACGCTGACACCAGTATCCCCGATGAATGGTTAAAGGAAACAAAGAAACATGTGTGATGAATTTGAAGATGACGACTTCTCCAATGAAATTACTTGGACAGCCAGTTCAAGGAGTGGAGGTGTAAAGTCTTTTGTTAGTCGTTCAATAACAGGTGAAGACGACTATCCAACCATTGTTCAAGAGTTCGTGTGGTTCATGAACGCCATTGGATACACATACATTGGTGGTCTGGTCGTCCTCGACCAAGATGGCAAAGAGATACACACAACGGCCACGTAATGGAAGAGGGGTCATTTATCAGACACGATCCTTGTGAAGGGTGTGGTAGTAGTAATGGTAATGCCATCTACACTGATCACACCTTTTGCTTTGTTTGTAAAACATGGGAACGAGTTGGAGGTGAAGTGTCAGATAATGAACAGAGTTTTACAACAAAAAACCCTACCAAGATTAGCTTCCTTGGTGATGTAGTTGCACTCCCCGCTAGAAACATCCGTGAAGATACGTGCAAGCACTGGCAATACAGGTATGGCACACACAACGACAAACCAGCACAGTTTGCGTATTACCTCGATCCAACCACCCGTGAGCCTGTAGCAGCTAAAGTTAGGTTCGCTGACAAATCCTTCACTTGGATAGGCGACCCTAAGAAAGCTCCTCTATACGGTCAATGGCTGTGTAGAGACGGTGGTAAGATGCTGGTAGTTTGTGAGGGCGAAGTAGACGCCTTGAGCATAAGCCAGATTCAAAACCTGAAGTGGCCTGTTGTCAGCATTGAGAACGGTGCTAGCGGTGCTGCTAAGTCTATTCGAAAGAACCTCGACTTCATCAACAAGTTTGAAACAGTCGTCTTCATGTTCGACATGGATGAACCGGGGCGAGCGGCTGCACTAGAATGTGCAAAACTGTTAGCTCCCGGTAAAGCAAAGATAGCAAGCCTCAACAACGCCAAGGATGCAAATGAACTCTTAACCACAGGACGTGGCGCAGAGATCATCGATGCTATCTGGGGTGCATCTATCTATCGACCTGATGGTGTTGTCAGTATTGAGGAAGTTAAAGAAGCTGCTCTTCGTCCAGTAGAGTGGGGTCTACCGTGGTTTCTACCAACTCTAACCAAGGCAACCTACGGTCGAAGACCATCTGAAATATATTGTCTAGGAGCCGGTACTGGCGTCGGTAAGACGGACATATACACACAGCAGATGGCTTTCGATGTCACTGAACTCAATATGAAGGTTGGTGGTATCTTCCTCGAACAGCCTGTTCACGAGACTGCTAGACGCCTTGCTGGTAAGCTCGCCGGTAAGCGTTTCCACGTCCCTGACGATGGGTGGACACCTGAAGAGTTGGGTGCTGCTTTAGATAGGCTTGATGGCAAGGTCTACCTCTACGATCACTTTGGTGAAACTGAGTGGGGCGTAGTCCTTGAGCGGGTTCGCTACATGGCTGTGGGGCTGGATATCAAGCTAATCTACATCGACCACCTTACAGCTATGGCTGATGCTTCTAACGAACGTGAAAGCTTGGAACAACTCATGAAAGAGTTGGCAGGGTTGGCTCAAGAGTTAGGAATCATCATTCACCTGATCTCCCATCTTTCAACACCAGAAGGCAAGTCACACGAAGAAGGTGGGCGTGTCATGATCAAGCACTTCAAGGGCGCTCGTGCCATTGGGTTCTGGTCATACTTCATGTTTGGTGTCGAAAGAAACCAACAGGATGACAACAAGGAAGCACGCAAGTCTTCTACACTACGCATCTTGAAAGATCGTTACACAGGGCAAGCATCCGGTGTGACGGTACAACTCCACTACGACGGAACTACTGGACTAATCTCTGAACACTCTTTCATCAATGAGGAATTACAGGATGCACCCTTCTAACGGTGAAGACCTTCTATTCCACATGTCAGATAAGGCTTGTGTTAGAGCGTGGGAAGAAGAGGGGTGGGGACCATACCACATCAAGCTCCTTACCATGTGTGTATCAACTGAAAACAGCGGCTGGAAAAAGGCAAACGGTATGACCAAGATTCAGAAACTCGTAAAGCATCTCAAGAAGACTGGCTCGATCTCTCACCTTGAAGCGATGAATGACTACCAGATGAGCGGTGGCGCTTTGAGCAAGTACATCTCACTACTGCGTATCGAACACCGTATGGACATCATGTCTCTACGAAAGAAGCATCCTATAACTGGCAACGCATACACTCGCTACATGTTGAATGCCTAAGAAGACTAAGACCGAAACGGTTGAAGAGGATAAACTTCCTCTCAACATCCCAAGGTGTGGATCGTGCAAATCCTCAGAGCCTTGGAACGGTCAGATATACTGCACATTCAAGTTCCCTCCTTTTGTTCAACTCGATCCTCACCCTCGTATGAGGCTGGTTGACCTTGAATATAGGTGTGGGTGCTACAACCCCAAATGAGGTAACATGAGGCTTGTATTCGATCTTGAAGCTGATGGCTTATACTGGGATGCAAGCCGCATCCATTGCCTCGTAGCAATCGATATTCTAACAGGCGATGTCCATAAGTTTGAACCTTCCAAGGTTGAACAGGGCTTACGTTTCATCATGGAAGCGGATGAGGTAATCGGCCACAACATCGTTGGCTATGACATACCCGTCGCACAAAAGCTTTACCCGTGGTTCTCAATTGAACGATCACGGGTAACAGATACGTTGATCCTTTCCCGCTTGCTCCATCCAGATCGCAGTGACTCAGATCGCAAGCCGGGGGTCATCATTGATAGTAAGCTGATAGGCTCACATTCATTGAAGGCGTGGGGTCAACGTCTAGGTTATCATAAGGCTGATTATGATGGGGGATGGGAAACCTTCTCCCACGACATGTTAGTCTATAATGAGAGGGACACGCTGGTCACTCTAAAGCTCCACCAATTGCTAATAACTGATCCAACCTACTCTGAAAAGGCTAGTGTATTGGAGCATGAAGTTGCTCACATTGTAGCCCAACAAGAGCGGAATGGTTTTGCCTTTGATGGCAAAGCTGCCGATAGGTTGGCGGCAACTCTTTTAAAGAGACGTGCTGAGATTTTAGTAGAGATGGAGGCCGTGTTCCCACCTTATGAAGTCAAGGAGCCGTTTACCCCTAAGTCAAACAATAAGAAGTTTGGCTATGTCAAAGGCGTAGAAACCTTCAAGACCCACACTGTAATCTTCAACCCCGGCTCTCGTAAGCAGATAGCTGACAGGCTCATCGATAAGTATGGCTGGAAGCCCAAGGAGTACACTCCAGACGGCTCTGCCAAGATTGATGAACAGGTACTAGGCGTTCTTAAATGGCCTGAAGCAAAAGTACTCACAGAGTATCTGATGGTTCAAAAGCGTTTAGGAATGTTGGTAGAGGGCGACAACGCTTGGATGCGCTTGGTTAAACCTAGTGGGCGCATACACGGAGAGGTCAACACCAATGGTGCTGTTACTGGGCGAGCTACACATCGCAACCCCAACATAGCTCAAGTCCCTGCGGTAGGTGCTTTGTATGGTACAGAATGTCGCTCTTTGTTCACAGTATCTAACAATAAGTACCTTGTTGGTGTGGATGTCTCAGGACTAGAGCTACGTATGCTTGCCCACTTCATGGGTGATGCTGACTATTCAAGAGAAGTTGTGCAAGGTGACATCCACACGGTAAACATGCATGCAGCGGGTCTAACTAATAGAGGTCAAGCCAAGACTTTTATCTACGCATTTCTTTTCGGCGGAGGCGACTCTCGTCTAGGTAGTATAGTAGGAAAGGGAGCTAAGGAAGGTAAACTTTTAAAGGCAACTTTCCTAGAGAAAACACCATCACTTCAAGGTCTAATCAACAAGGTGATCTTCAGAGCGGAAGAAAGAGGCCACCTCATTGGATTTGATGGACGACGCCTACACATCCGCTCAGCACACGCTGCACTAAATGTCCTCCTTCAGTCAGCAGGAGCTTTGATTTGCAAACAGTGGATGGTCGAAGTTGATCAGATGCTTACACATATGGAATGGCATAACAAGGTACAACAAGTCGCTTGGGTCCACGATGAGTGCCAGTTCGAATGTGATCCTGAGATTGCTGACGAAGCTGGCAAGAAAATTGTCGAGTGTATCGCTAAAGCTGGCGAGTTCTTCAACATCAAGCTCCCGTTAACTGGAGAATACAAAGTTGGAAGTAACTGGGCTGAGACGCACTGATGATCCTTATCTACAAATGTCTACAAGTAATAACGTGCTTTGCAATCATAGCGAACACATGGAGGCATTGGTGACTGACGATCTTGTGAAGCGACTGCGTGATGGTTGGACAGAAGACGGAATATGCGAAGATTTTGACGAAGATGTTTTACTGATAGCCGCCGACCGGATCGAAGAACTTGAAGACGCACTTCAACGAATTGCAAAGGCTAACAACAGTAGGGACCGCTACAGTCCTGTTATCGACGTTATTGTTATCTGGGCTTTGAAGAAGGACAGCGAATGAGCAGCATCAGCGTTGAACTAATCGAACACATGGGATCAGACCTTACCGTCTGCAATGCAGCGAGGGTATCCTTCAGCAAAGAAACCCAGTGGGAGAATTATGCTTGGGGCCATCCTGACTTTGAGAAAGAATACTACCTCACCAAAGCTGATGAGAAGCTCATCAACTACCTAGCCAAGCACAATCACAAATCACCGTTCAACCACTGCTTCGCATCCTTCAGAGTCAAGGCACCCATATTCGTAGCAAGGCAGCTTGTAAAACACGAATACATGCCGTGGAACGAAGTTTCACGAAGGTACGTAGATAGTGAACCTGAGTTCTACACGCCTGACACATGGCGAAAGAAGGCTGACAATGTGAAGCAGGGGAGTAGTGATGAGGCTATCAAGCACAGTGACGGATGGGGCAATGAGTATGATGCTTTGGTAGAAGACCTTGCCCACTTTTATCACAATCTACTAGAGGATGGAGTTTGTCCCGAACAAGCCCGTATGGTCCTCCCTCAATCTATGATGACTGAGTGGATATGGTCAGGCAGTTTGTTTGCCATCGCAAAGATGTGCAAGTTACGTCTCGACCCACACACACAATATGAAACTCGTTTAGTCGCACAGCCTATCTCTGACACGATGGCTGAATTTTACCCACATAGCTGGAGGGCTTTAATGAATGAATGAAAACTGGGTAATCATAGGTCAACCCATGTGCATCTGGTGCGAACGTGTACGTGGACTGCTTTCAATGAACAAGAAGTCATACGTTTACTTTGATGTTGATAAGCACCCCTCTCTAAAAGAGTTTATGGCTGCAATAGGAAAGACAAATGTTCCTCTGGTTTTCGCAGAGGGTGAGGTAATTGGTGGGTACAAAGATACAAAGGAGTTTTTGCAATGGACGAGTACACACAACCAGACTACCTGAGTCTACGGGCTGACGCCCTCGCTAGCCTTGCTGTCAACATGGAGAGCGTGAACAACAGGGACAGCAAGAAGCTGATGTTGGAATACATGCGTAAGCTTGTTGACTCGATTGGTATTGAAGAACCTCCCACTAAACTGAAGGTAGTTCCGTTCATCAAAGGTGAGTGACAATGTCTGACATCAAAATCATCCAGAACGTCATAGAAGCAAAGTGTGATGTTTCGAGGTTACACTACAATTCGGTCACTCACCTATTTAGTGATGGTGTTCTAGTTAAGACTTGGAACTACGATGGAAAAAATAAAGAAGGTCAAGACTTCTACAGTATGGAAGAGGTTCAAATAATACTTGAGGCTCTTGGAAACACAGTGAGAGTGGAGGAAACTTTTGCACACTCTTTTAATTGACGCTGACATACTACTCTACCAAGCAGCTAGCTCTTGTGAGAATGAAGTAGAGTTTGAAGATGACATCTGGGTACTATGGACTGACGAGAACGAGGCTGTAGCTAAGTTCGACTCACTGGTCGTAAATCTCTTAGAGAAAATAGATACCTACTCCTACAAACTCTGCTTTTCACACGCTAAGAACTTCCGCAAAGACTTGTACCCTGACTACAAGGGGAACAGAACCACACGCAAGCCTATGGGCTTCAAATCTATACGTGAGCGTGTGATCTTTGAGAATTGTGAAAAGGTTGTAATCTATCCAAAATTAGAAGCTGACGACGTACTCGGTATCTTAGCTACGAGTGATCCAGACTATGTTATCTGGTCAATTGATAAAGACCTAAAGCAGATACCCGGTAAGCACCTCACTGAAGAGGGTGTAATCAAGGTGTCTCAAGAAGAGGCTGATGCTTTCTTCTACCAGCAAATTCTAACAGGTGATGCCACAGACAACTACAAAGGCTGTCCCGGCATTGGTCCTGTGAAGGCTGAAGGCATCATCAAGCTAGCTAGTGGCACAGGTAAGGAATGGTCATTCATTCTAGCAGCCTACAAGAAAGCTGGATTAACAGATGAAGAAACACTTGTTCAAGCAAGGCTAGCTCGCATCCTAAGATCAACTGACTGGGATGATAACAAACAGAAGGTAATACTTTGGGAACCTACTACTGCGTAAAGCAGCCGGGAATATGTAAAGGACAGTGTGACATCTGCCCACAGCCCCAACAGATGAGTTTTGACTTCATGGAAACTGACGAAATCTCACACCCCGCTCACTACACTAT